TCAAAATCCAAGTAAATATATAGGCATAATGCCTATATCTTATAAAAGTTCATGGGAATTTGCTTTTTGTAGATTTTGTGATATAAACGATAAAGTAGTAAAATGGAGTTCTGAGAGTTTGGAAATACCATATAAATTAACAAATAAAATTGGTCAGACGGAAAATCATCGTTATTATCCTGATTTTTATTTAGAAATGATTAGTCATACAGATAAAGAGAAATATGACAGACTTGTTATAGAAATAAAACCAAAGCATGAAACACTACCACCTATTCAACCAATAAGACAAACTTTAAAGATGTTAGAAAATTATGAATATTCTTTAAATACATTTAAGAAAAATATACATAAATGGGCGCACACAAAAGAATGGTGTGCTAAGCATAATTTAAAATTTATTATAATAACCGAAGACGACCTTAAAAAGAAAGGATTGATATCATAATGAAATTCTCAGAAGAAGTTAGTGCATTATTAGGACAATATAAAAATAATATAAGAGTCATCAGAAATGATTCTACACTAGAATTATTTACTTATATTTTAAAAAATCCAAATTCACAAGTAAGACCAGCAAATTTAAGGCAAGTTCAAACAGGTAAATTTTATATTATTAAATATAATTATAATGGTAATAAACTATGGTGCCCAATTTTAACGATACCTCCTGTTCCAAATAAAAATGAAAATGGTATTTTAGATAGACAATTAAAAATAGTAAACAATAAAAATTTATTATATGCTGTTAATTTTGATTATTTACCATTAGCATATAAAACAATGTTAATAGATACCATTATAAAAAATAATATTGATAGATATACTAAGAATGAGAATAAAATATCTATGGGTGATACCGTTAGTGATGAATTTAATTTTAATGTTAATTGGATTTATGAATTTTTAAAACATAATGGAAGTAAAAATTATGCAATAACAGCATATGATATTTCTAAGATAGATAGTGTATTTGAAATATCATCTACAATACTGCACAGATTTGTTTTTTTAGATACATATTATATTAATAATAGATTAATGTATGATACATTAAACTCAATACAAACTGAAAGCCTCAGAGGTGAATTTTCAAATAAAATAAGAATGTTTGAGGAAATATTAAAAATATATGAAACAGATGTAGAATCATTTTATACATCACTTAGAAGTTTTGAGAAGAATTTGAAATTGATTGATAATTTAATTTAAAATTTTATTTAATTTAATTCTTCTACTTTCTGAGATATTATAAAACATAGAATCAAATAATATTCCTCTGAACTTAAAATTAAAAAATTCTTGAAATGAATTTTGACGTTTTTCATCAAAAGTAAATACAATTGAAAAATCATCTTTCATCACAAAATAGCCATCATTATATTCATAATAATATATCTTATCTTTTTTGAAATTTGGAGATAATATATCATTTTTACAAATCGCAATCTTTTTCATTTATTTATATATTTGGAATTTTTTTCCATGAAAGAATTAATTTCATCAATCTTTCGTTGAATAAATTTCATAGCTAATTCTTTATTATTATTAGTCATTATACCATTATATTCACTTTCCTTTAATATATATCCATCAACACCTAATACTGGTATATTATTTAATTTTGGTATATAACAAGATACAGTCTTATTATTGATAATTCTGTTTTCTAATTCTATTGAAATTTTCATAATTTTATTGCCGGAACATTGCGTATTCAATCGTTTTTTTTCTCATATTTATTTTTAATAAATGCTGATCCTAAATGATAGCCACCAGTACAGCCAAGGAATAAACAAAGTCCAACCATATATGGCTCCATTAATATGTCAGTGAATACTATAAATTCGAAAGCTAATATTGAAAAGGATACTAATGATACTATTAAATGTTGTTTTGTGTTCATAATTTTTATGGTATTAATATATTTGACCATTTGAATTTGTTCCATATTTAATTTTTTAATTTATGCTCCAATAGATTTTAAGATATTACTAGAAATTAACATGTCCATTTTAGTGTTATCTATATTATTAAGAAAATTATCAAGATCACTATTTACTTTTGTAAATGTTTCTTGAACTTTTTTACAAAAATCTTCTCTTTCTTTTGTCCAATCAAGTATTGAGTATTCAGATTCAAATGATGCGTCTGTTTGATTAGTGTTTTTAAGCTTTAAAAATAAATCTTCTTTTTCTTGAAATCCTGTATCATTTTTTCTAAGAGAAGATCCAGGTGCAGAGTAGAATATTTTTGAAATATATTGTTTTTTTACTGTGCCTGATATTCCTGAAAATTTTGATGTCATTACTTCATATCCAGTAAAATATCTAAAACTTTGACTAATTTGCTGACCAGTATATGCACTATTTAATCCATTGGTAGTATGTGTATCAGAATGTTTAAAAGAAATAAATAATTTCTTTTTCATAGTTGATGTTTCAATACTATATTTATCATTAAGAAAAGTAGTGAGTGAAGATATATAATCTTGTAGATTTCCAATAAGAATTGATGTTTGAGTCTTTTTGAATTTCCGACGAACAGTTTTTTCAGAATATAATCCACTAGGAGACAGAGAATTGACATCAAACGTGGTTTTGAATTGTGCTTCAGTATCAGCTAATTCATTAAACATATAATCAGGTATTGATACACTATATTCAATGTTTCCTCTGACTACCATTGAATCTGGAATATGCATTTCAACAGGTAATTCTTTATATTCTGAATTTTTAAAATCTGAAGTAGGCAGAACAAATGAAACTTTAATTTTCATAATAGACATTTTTAATTATGAAACAAAGATAGTAATATTTTTTCAAATAGGCAAATTTATAATAACTTTTTTATCATTATCATATATAATAAAATATGATCATAAAATCTATTACTCTCAAAAATTTTAAATCGTTCGGAAATAATAAGCAAACAGTAACATTTAATACTACCTCTGGAGATTTAATATTATTGACTGGACAAAATGGCGCTGGAAAATCATCTTTTCAACAATCTTTTGATTTTTCTACATTTGGTTTAGTTAGAGGAAAGAATGGCAAAAGAGTTCCACAAACAATTTTACCTAATAGAATTAATAAGGGACTTGAAACAGAAATAGAATTTATCAATAATTCATCTAATACAATTAAAATTCAAAGAAATTTAGAACCAAATAATGCTAAAATTTTTATTAACGATTTAGATAAGACTAAGGAATTTAAGAATTATAAAAAAGAAGATAGAGATTCTGTAATAGGATTTGATTTTGAAACATACAAGAGCTTTATATCTATGTCAGTATCAGATTTTGCAAATTTTATTGATTTGTCTCCAGAAGAAAAAAGAAATATAATTAATAAATTGTTCAATTTGCAAGATTTAGATAGTTATTTATCTTTAAGTAATAGTCTAATTAAGCAATATACTGAAGAAAGATTGAAATATGATACAATTATTGAGACTAATAATCAAACTATTAATACATTGAATCAAAATATTTTAATAATCAAGAGATCTGGTGCTTTAGATGCTGAAAAAGAAATAGAAAAACTTGAAAAAGATAAAGAATCAAAAAGGGAGCCATATATAAAATTTAAAAAAAATATTATAGATTTTGATGCTAGATTATCTGATTTGGAGAAACAACGTCAAGATATGGAGAATCAAAAAGATAATTTATATAACGATATTCTTGAAATTAAAGTTGAAATAAGAAATATTGAGGAAAAATTAACAGTTTATAAATCAGGGGTTTGCCCAATGTGTGATACTAATTTAACTGATGATACACATTTACATGACTTGAGTGGTATCAATTCAAAATATTTAGAATATGGAGAAAAAATTAAAAATATGGAGAATTCAAAGAATGATTTATTATTAAAATTGACACAAATTTCAAATCAAAAAGATTCAATCTCAAAACAAAAATATAATACAAATTCTCAACTTAATAATATAAAATTTGAATTAACTAATATAGTTAAAAAAATTACAGAATTAAAAAAATTTAAAACTGAAGTTTCCATTGACGAACTTACTAAAAATATTGATGATCTTGCACAGAAAAATATAGAAAATATTAATAAAATTTCTGAATTAAATACAAATATTCAGATTTATGAAGAGTTGAAGAGTGTATTTTCTAATAAAGGTGTGAGAAAAAGCATTATTAAGAATATTGTTAAACCAATTAATGTTTATTTAAAGGATATATTAGATGATCTTAAATCACCTTATAATGTGAAAATTAATGAAGAATTTAATGTTAATATTTATGAAAGGTTGACAACGGAAATTCATCCCGAAAGTTTATCTATGGGAGAATCAAAGAAAATAAATATTGCGATTGCCCTTTCATATTTAAAATTGATATTAAAGTTCAGGAAACTTAATATTTTATTTTTAGATGAAGTATTTTCAAGTATGGGACCTGATAATGTTGAACTTGCTCTTAAAGTACTTAAAACTTTTACAAAGGAATTCAATTTAAATATAATTATATTAGATCCAAAAGTATATTTTACTGACACATCTAGTTTTGGATTTAATTATTTTGATAGAATTATTAAAATACATAAAAAAATGTCTTTTTCTACAATTTCGGAATCTAATCCAGATCCATTATCTATTTACAAAACTTTAAACGTATAAAAATATTTATATATATTATAAAATTAATATTTTAATGCCAATTACTAACGTTCAGAAAACAAGGGTAACAAAACATAGATTATCAGGTATAATTGGTAATAGTAGAAGACTTACGTTAACCTATGTTGTATTTACTGTTTGGGTATCATTAGCTATTTTTGCTATGTTATTTGATGCTGATTTATATTCTCTTGCTGCATATTTTGCGTCTGGTTTACCAATTATTTTAGGATATTTGT